GAGTCTGTTGCCAGGTTGCTGCTCATGAAAGCGCAAACCGAGAGGGCTGATGTTCTTTGCGGCCGCGAATTCCAGATATCAATAGAGGATTCGGTTCACAAGCTGATCAAAGAATTGGCTGGGAAGCTTGAATTGGCCGGTATTGACATCACCGACAAGAAGATTGACTTCACAACTGGCGGAGGATTCAGGTTCAAGGGGTTTGCCCGGAACTCAGAAGCGGTTAAATCCGCTCAGAGTTTTAAGTTTTCGTGGGTTGAGGAAGCTCAAACTCTTTCACAGAAGTCCATCGACGATTTACTCCCGACTATCAGGGCCGCCGGCAGCAAGTTATTTTTTACCGCAAACCCGCAATCAAGCGCTGATCCGTTCTCTAAGCGGTTCATCGTTCCGTACCTGGATGCTATTAATGGGCCGGAAGGCTATTATGAAGATGATTTACACCTGATAATCAAAATCAACTACCGGGACAATCCTTGGTTCCCGATCGAACTGGAACATCAACGGCAATGGGATTACGATAACCTACCCCGGGCGAAATACGATCATATATGGGAAGGAGCGTTTAACGATGACATTGAAGATGCACTAATCATGGCCGAATGGTTTGACTCCTGCATCGATGCTCATCTTAAATTGGGGTTTGCCCCAACCGGCGCTAAATATGCCTCACACGATCCGTCAGATCAAGGGCCGGACAACAAAGGTTTTGCCTTTCGGCATGGTTCTGTGATCCTGGATGTGCGGGAAATGTCAATCGGGGATGTTAATGAGGGCTGTGATTGGGCTTGTGGTTTGGCAAATAAGTATGGTGTGGATTATTTTACCTGGGATTGTGACGGTCTTGGCGTGAGCCTTAACCGCCAGGTTTCCCATGCCTTTAAAGATAAGCGCATACAGGTATCTATGTTCCGGGGTTCCGAAGGGGTTGACGATCCGGACATGATATATAATCCAGTTGATGGACAGATTGACGAACAGCGCACAAATAAGCAGGTAGTCAAAAATAAGCGGGCTCAGTATTACTTACAGCTCCGGGATCGGGTATTAAGGACGCACAGGGCTGTCACCAAAGGCATTTACACAGATCCCGATACGATGATTTCTTTCAGTTCTAAAATCCAGGGGTTGACGGCACTCCGCTCTGAATTGTGCCGGATGCCGGTAAAACCAAACATGAACGGGTTGTTTGAACTCTACACTAAAGATGCGATGAAAACGAAATTCAAACTCAAATCCCCCAACATGGGGGATTCGGTAATGATGTTGATGAGAGTTCAGGTGGCGATGGCGATGGAAGGTTGGACCCCCCCACGTAAGAGGGTTGCATAATGGCAGTAATCACAAAGAAACCGGACGTCAACACTCTTTTAGCTTGGGTTTATGAGGCACAGACGGCATCTGCTGAATGGCGGGCGGAATCCTGGAAAGACTGCGAGTTTTATGACGGTGATCAATGGGATGCGGTTTCTAAAGCCGCGGCGGAAGAGGCCGGGATTGATCCGTTGACAATTAACCGGGTGTTTCCGACAATCAACCTGTTAAAGGGTAATCAATCAATTAATCGTCAAAACATCACGGCTAAGGCCAGGACTACCAAGGATAGTGAGATATCGCAGATAATGAGTGAGGGTATCCAGTTTGTTATGGACCAAAATGATGGCAAGTATATCGTGTCTCAGGCTTTTGGCGATCAAGTTGTTCCGGGAATAGGACTCCTCACTGTCGGGCTTAATCCTGATCCGCGCAAAGAACCGATAGCAATCAAATACCGCGACTGGAAAACCTGGTGGGTTGATCCGTTTGGAGATCCATGGCTGTCACCGGAAAGCACAAGATATAGTTTTATCGCAAAATGGATGGATTTGGAATCCCTGATCGCTTTGTATCCTGACAGGCAAAGAGAAATTGAGAACCAGTTTAGCGATTTGGCGGGCGAGCGGCCGGACAACAGCTCTTTTATGCTCGATGAGGCGACTGACATAGAGATGTCACGGCGGGCATTAACAGGCTCATCATGGGTTCAGGTTGATCGTAAGCGGGTAAGGCCAGTTGTTATGTGGTATCCGCAGTATGAGCAATGCGTCTTTGCTGTCTTTGCAGACGGACAAGTCAAGGAAATAACGGATGATCTGCCGGCAACAGAGCAATATGAAATAATTTGCCAGGCGCAGAAGTGTGTTAAGGCAATGGTTCCAAAAATGTGGACGGCCACCTTTATGGGGACCTTACTGCTTGCACAAACCAAAACTCCCTACGATCACGATCAATATCCGATGGTACCTTTCATCGGTTATTTGGACAGGTTTAATCTCCCTTATGGTGTCCCGAGACAGTTGAGAGAACAAAACGTTGAGGTCAACAAGCGTCGATCAATGGCACTGGCCATGCTTTACAAACGCAGGGTTACTGCTGAGGCTGATGTTGTCAAGACTCCCGGAGAGATGGATAATCTTTATAAAGAAGCTAATAGGCTGGATGGATTTATGAAAGTACGCTCTGGTGGGATGGATAAATTCAGGGTCGAGGATCAATCAAGCCTTGTCGCTCCCCATATCCACTTGATGGAACAGTCTGAGCGTGAGATACAGCAAATCGGCGGGGCGAACGATGAGACTATGGGCTGGCAGTCTAATGCAGTCAGCGGCAAAGCGATTGAGGCAAGGCAAGCTCAGGGATCGATGACTATCGCACCGTTGTTCGACAATCTTCGCCGGTCTTTAAAACGGCTGGGAGAATTGGTTGTCGCAAATATCCAAAAAGAATGGGATGGCGAAAAAGTCTTGAGAGTTACCGACCAACTTTCCGGAGCTGATAAATTCGTGGTGCTGAACGAGCAACAGCAAGGGGATGATGGTGCTATCGTCATTCGGAACAACGTCACTCAGGGCCGGTATGATCTGGTGGTTGCCGATGCCCCGCAGACTGATACAATCCGCGAGAAGAACCTCGAAATGATTATTGAATGGGTGAAACGTTCACCGCCGGAGGTTGTACCGCACTTGTTTATGCTGGCGATGGAAATGAGCGAGATACCGAACAAGGATCAGGTTATCCAGCGGTTACGGCCTGTTTTGGGGATATCTCCGGAGGACGAAGGAATGAGTGCCGAAGAAATCAAGGAAAAGACCCTGGCTGAGCTGGAAGCGCAGAAGCAGGAACAGGCGGCAGTGGCAGAGCTTGAGGCACAGAGCAACAACCTTGAATTGCAGGGCAAAGATTTGGAAAACAAGAAACTCCAGGCGGAGATATTGAAGATCACGGCGGAAACAACGGCAACCCAGGCCCAGGCCGATAAGGAGGATTTTGAAACCGGGTATAATATGACACAACAACATTTGGCGAATATTGCAGCAGCCGGAGGAGGCGCGTAATGATGACTATTGAGCAGATAGCAAAGGTGTGTCACGAAGCAAACAAGGCATTGTGCCAAACATTAGGAGACGATTCACAGGTTGCCTGGGAAGATGCTCCTGATTGGCAAATTGAATCCTGCATGAACGGAGTTGTGTTTCACTTGACAACAGACGATGCCGGAGATAGTGCCAGCCATGAGACCTGGATGGCCGAAAGGGTTAAGGCCGGATGGAAGTATGGGCCGGTTAAGGATGAAAAGAAAAAAGAGCATCCCTGTCTTGTGCCTTTTGTTGAATTGCCAAAAGACCAGCAGGTAAAAGATACAATTTTTGCTTCTATTGTCCGGGCATTGGCTCCATTGGCGAAGGCGTAAGCAATGACCCCGCAAGAAAAAGCGAGACGTGACAGCATTATAAACGATGCCAAGGTTGATAAAATGATCCGGGAAGTTGGGACGGTGCATCATCAGGATTGCCCGTTGGGCCGGAATTTCATGGCGTTCAGCATGACAACAAGGGGGAAGCAGGCTTTCAAAAACTATCGCGAGAATTTCGATAGAGTATTTCCTCATTCCCCTGGAGCGGGAATGTGATGAAGCTGCCAACCGTAACCCAGGCTAAGGCAATCCAAGAAGACATTGAAGCTGTTTTGCGTAAATGGGGCGTTTGGTACACGGTTAAGCATGTAAAACGGCCCGGGTTATCGCAGATTATCTTTGAGGATGTTTCGATAAAGGTAGGTAAGTGACATGGGCGTAGACGCGTAAGATTTAAGACAACCGAATAACAAACAAATAGCACAAGCACCATTAAGGGCTGGCTGATTTTCCTCCTGGGGGATTATCGCCAGCCTTTTTTTTGCGATTTAGGCCACGTTACGGCCTTCAAATACGGGGACTGCTAAACCCGAAACCATATAGCAGTTCGTCTTAGCGGACGTAAAACCTATGAAGGAGGATATTACTATGGCTGAACAAGCGACAAATGAGGCGGCAGTCACAACCACGGAACCGGTAGCGAATGTAGAACCTGCGAATGCGCCGGCAGACCTGGAAGCAGGGCAAGAGGTAACGCAAGAACTTCCTGATTTTTTTACGGATGAAGGAGTTACCGAAGCTGAATTGATGGGTAGCAACCCGGAAGAGGAGGCTAAAACCGGCGAGGAAACAGGCAAAGCGGAAACAGGCGATGAGAAAGCCGGTTCCGAGGGGGAAGAAACAGCAAAAACGGAAGAGGATGCAGACAAAGCCAAGGGCGACGACTCAGGGCAGGATGATGACGCGGCTACTGCCAAGCCGACAGAGGAAGGCGCTGACGATGCTGTAACCAAGAAACCCCCGGAGGGTTTTGTTCCGTACCAAGCGCTGAGTGAAGAGCGTACCAAGCGGCAGGCGCTGGCACAGCAATTAGCCGATCTGCAAGCAGAGAATGAATCGCTAAAGAGTAAAACAGGCGACGCGGAGAAGGCGGAAGAGTTCAAGGTCTTGAGTGATGATGAGTTTGATGAGCTGCTTGAGGAAGATCCCCAGGAAGCTATCAGGTATCAACACAAGTTGCAAACGTATCAGCGCGAGCAGGGAAACAAGGCCGCTCAAGAAGACATTGAGAATGAACAAATCAATGTTGCAGCCAGCATGATCCAGCAAATTGTTCCTGGAATCTATGATGAAGGGAGCAAAGCAGGTGAAGAGCTGGGGGATTTTGCGGTTGAGCATGGCTTAGATCCCCACTTCCTGACGTTACTGACTGATCCCCGCACAAAAGTTATGGCTGCGGGCAGCAAGGGTGCTGTTCTCATGGGCGAGGGTGCTGCAAGTGTTGTGTCTCTGCTTCATAATCTACGGACACGGTTATCCGATCCTGATGCACAACGAGAAGCGATTAAGGAATCTTTGCGGGAAGAAATTACCGCAGAGCTTATGAAAAAATTCAAAGGAGGAAGCGCCTCCCCTGGTGTGCTTGATGTCCCTGGCGATTCAGGCTCAATTCCAAACAGCGGACAAATGCTGAGTGAAGAAGAGTTTGGCCGGTTGCCGGAGGCAGAACAAGAGAAGCTATTGGCAGGTGCTTAGCTCCGGAAATATGGAGATTGTTAAATGGCTATGACCGATTTTGCAGTTGGCGCGGCGTTGGCCGTCCAGCGTTGGAGTACAAGTCTTGGAGTTGAAGCTGCAAAAAAGCAGTATTTCTCCAAATTCATGGGTGTGGGCGATAATGCCCTGATCAAAATCAAAAAGGAGCTGAACAAGGCCGCCGGTGAAAAAATCACTGTCGGGTTGCGAATGAAGTTGTCCGGTGATGGTGTTGAAGGCGATGCCACCATTGAAGGAACCAGCGCGGAAGAAGCCTTGACGTTCTTTAACGATTCGCTGTTTATTGACCAGCGGCGTAAAGGGACCAAGAGCAAAGGCAAGATGTCTGAGCAGCGAGTACCTTATAACATCAGGAAGCAGGGCCGTGATGCTCTGGCTACCTGGTGGGCTGAGGATTATGACGAGCAGATTATGATGTATCTGGCCGGCGCTCGTGGCATTGATTCCAGCTTCCATGTTGGTTTGAGTTGGGCAGGCCGGGCGGGAAATTCCTTGCAGGCTCCTGACGCAGACCATCTTGTTTATATGGGTGATGCAACCGCCAAGAATGATGTTGCTGCTGATGACACAATTACCCTGGCGCTGATTGAGCGTCTGGTTGCTAAAATCGAAACACTTGATCCGATGATTCTCCCGTTTGAGATTAATGGTGAGAAAAAATATGTCATGCTGATGCACACATGGCAGGCATATGATTTACGTGTTGCGTCAAGTGCAAATGATTGGGTGGATGTCCACAAAAACACCGATGGGCAAAAGAGCATGATTTATAAAAATGCTCTTGGCGAATATGCTGGGGTTGTTCTGCATAAACATCGTAACGTGATTCGGTTTGATGATTATGGTTCCGGTGCCAACATTGCTGCCGGTAGGGCTTTGTTACTCGGTGCGCAGTCAGGCATGATTGCATGGGGCCAGGGTGGAAGCCCACAGCGTTATTCCTGGAATGAAGAGACTGACGATCGTGGCAATGCTCTTGCCATTACCGCCGGAACGATCTACGGGGTTAAAAAATCCCGTTACAATTCCAAAGATTTCGGTGTTCTTGCGGTTGACGGAGCATGTGCTGATCCAACATGAGTTTAACCTTTAACTGATTACCCGGGCCGAGGCGGGAGCTAAAGCCCGGGAACTTTAACTTTTTTATGGAGGATTTTCAATATGGCTGCTGTAACTGTAACAACCGATGCCGTGGATTCCGAGTTGATTCCTGATGCGCGGAACGCCGGGCAGGTATTATGCCGATCTGCTAAGTATGTGGCCGCTGCGGCCCTTGACGCTAACAGCGTTGTTAAGATGGTTCCGGCTTGCGATGGGATGCTGGTCCTGGACATCAAGGTATCGATTACCGCTCAAGGAGCGGGCCGGACAATCGATATCGGTGACAATGATGACATTGATCGTTTTTTTGATGGAGTTGACGTCTCTTCTGCTGCCGCCATGGATTTGTTCAATGAGGGTGATGTCGCTACTTGCTTTGGGCATAAGTACACCGCTGACAACACCATCAATGTAAAAATTCTTGGTGATACACTGATTCAGGATGCAGAAATCACCATGGATGTTTACTATAAAATGCTGGATGCAATCGAAGATGAAGCCGGTGTGTTCTAGCCTGGTCTTTTGATTGTCTCTTCTCCCCGGTTCTGTGGGGATTACTCCGGAGCCGGGGAGGAATACAACTTCCTATACAGGAGAATAAGCAAATGGCAACATTAACTTATTTGGGTAAGAAGAAAAATTACGGACCTTTGATGCTCCCCTGGATGACTGAGCCGATAAAGTTTGACAAGAACGGGTTTGCCAAGGGGATTGATGATGGGGTGGCTCTGGCAATTGCAAACGAATGTCCGACGTTGTTCAGGGTTGGTGCGCTCAAGGTGGAAAAAGAAACGGCAACCCCCCAGGATGAACCCCTTGGTCCCGGCGATAAAGTCCCGGTTGACGACGAGAGGGAGTCCCCCGAAGGAGATTAATCAATGAAAGCAAGCGCGATTACCGGCAGAGCTTCGGTTTTGCTCCATGATCCGACAAATGTTCGCTGGCCGATTACCCAACTGCTTGGATATCTGAACGATGGACAGCGTGAAGTAGTTATTCATCGTCCTGATGCGTCGGTTTCAAACACTTCTGTGGCGTTGACTTCGGGCAGCACTAAGCAAAATATTCCGGATGGTGGGATTAGATTGCTCAATGTTATCCGGAATATGGGCAGTAATGGAACAACCCCTGGCCGGCCAATCATCATTGTTGATCGTGACATTCTTGATACACAAATCCCGACCTGGCACACTGATGATGCTCAGGACGATATCAAAAACTACACTTTTGACCCCGAAGATCCTAAGCATTTCTATGTTTATCCCCAGGCTGGGGCACAGTCTTATGTTGAGTTGGCATATTCAGTGCCTCCAACTGACTGCGATACCATTGGAAATAATATTGCATTGTCAGATATTTACGCCAATGCTCTATTGGATTACGTGATGTACCGAGCGTTCAGTAAAGATACGGAGTATGCCGACCAGCCCAAATCAGCGCGGTATTATGAGTCATTTCTTCGGTCGCTGGGAATTAAAACGCAAGTAGACTTAGCAACGGACCCGAATAATGATTGAATTAACGGATTTGATACCTGAGGTTCAAGCTGCAGCTACTTCATGCCCGGGATTTACAGCGGAGCGTGCGGTATTGGCTGCAGCTATTGAGTTTGCCGATATGTCATGGTGCCTGCAGGAAGAGCATGATGTCTTTGATTTAGAAGAAGGGGTTGCTGAATACGAACTTGATGCTCCTTCAAGGCACAGGATTACCGGGATTGTAAACGTCCGGATTAACGGCGAACCCATCTTCCCCTATACATCGGCAGAAAAAGACAGACAGGATACTGACTGGCGTACTGTGACGGGTGAATATCCCACATGGTATCTTCGCGAGCTGTCCCCGACCGTAAAGCTGGTTAAATTGTATCCGGTCCCGTTGGCTGACGTTGATGATGCTGTCGCTCTGTTGATGGCGGTATCGCCTGCCAGGAATGCTACCAGGATAGATGATCGGTTTGGCGAAGAACATTATGATTCAATTATTTCAGGGGCCATTTCCCGGGTCCTGATGCTCCCAAACAAAGAATGGACGAACCTAGTAACGGCACCGGTCTATCGCAACACATTTTTGGATTACGCTTATTCGGCCAGAAGCCTTACTATGAACGATATTTTACGGCAAACCTTAGACACCCGGAGTATTTAATAAACTTTTAACTTTTTGGAGGATTATACAATGAGCGGTTACAGTGATTATCTCGAACAGGCTATTATCAACCATGTACTCAGGAACAGCACGTATTCCTCGCCGACATCGATTTATGTTGCCCTGTTTACGGATGACCCAACAGACGCAAACGTAACGGAAAATGAAGTAACTGACAGCGCCTATGCCAGGCAGTCAGCGTCATTTGATGCGCCTCACGCTACTGAGGGTTATTCTGCTAACAGCACGGCGATTACCTTTCCTGCGATTGTTGACGCACAGACGATTATTACCCATGTTGGAATATACGATGCCTTGTCTGGCGGCAATTTGTTGTTTTCACAAGCGTTGAACAGCAGCAAAACCCTGGAAATTAACGACGTGCTTTCCTTTGGAATCGGGGCTTTGAAAGTAACATTGAGCTAAGTCATGCTTAATGCGAGAACGCTAAACGGACAAGCGATAGACAGTGCCGGGATATTATACGTCTGGCATAGTGCGGCTGCAGACATAACGGCCGGCACTGTCATTGATGCTGTAGGCGTTAGGGTTGTTAAGCCTGTATCCGATATCGCTTGTGGCTCAGTCCTTGATGTTACGGCAATCAGGGTTGTTAAGCCTGTCGCTGATAATCTTTGCGAGGCGACAATAACCTATGACGGCGGCGATATCTTCTTTGTCCGTGGTGGAGCTTCTGATGTCCAAGCTGCTACGGTTTTAGATGTCGAGGGAACCAGGGTTTGTCAGGTTTTCAGCGATGTCTTAGCTGCAGCTTCAATTAACGTTCTCGCTACGGTTATTTTCGGAGCAGAAGGTTATATTGATTGTCCATCGGTAATTATTGCCGGTGTTACGGTTTCAGCGTTTTCAGAGATACTTTGCTCTGCTTCACTGTATGGTATTGTTGCTGATGAGGTTGGCGAGGCCGATGTCATAGAAGAGGCCACGATTGATGCTGATGCTACCAGAATCCGCTTAACAACCTCAGATCCTACCGGGCTTTGCACTTCCAGTTTTGATGTCAATGATTCAGGAGTCCTTGTCACCCAATATGTTTACAGCGATATTGAGGCTTCGGCTTCTATCTGGCCCAGCGTGGGGATTAAGGCTGATGGCGAATCAGGCTTTACCGTTGAAGCATATCTTGACATTGTTTGTGGGGCCATCGTCTCAACTAATTCCGGATGGTTGATCACTAGACCGATTACAATGGTTGGTGAATCATCTATGTCGGTGGCCCCCGTCACTAGGATTCAATTCGCTGCAGCTAATATTCAATGCGAGTATATTGATGAATTCCCCATCGTAACCATATTTCCACAAGTTGCCGATATTGGCTGTACGGCAACCATCACGACATTAACGACAAAAATTAATGCAAGTCAGGCAGAGGTGTCTTGCCAAGCGGCTATTGCGTCTACAGTCCACATGGGAATCAGTGGAAATACGAACATCCTTTCAGTTGCTTCAATCTCAGAAGAGATAAGTTATACCCGGGCGGCTGTTGTTGATATCGATAATGGTTCTCTGATCGGGATTGAGCTTGCCCCGGTTATTTATCGTGGGGCGATTGTTAATGTCGATGGAGGTGGATCGATTGTCTTTGTTGACGATGAAGTCAAGACAGCGATCCAGGCTGGGGCAAATATCTTTTGCGGTGTCGACCTTTATACACTTGGAAAACTTTGGATAATGGTTGAGGCAAATATAGTATGCCAAGGGATGATGGATGCCACTATATATTCAAACGTAGATACCCCAGCGCCGGATGAACGGACAATATATGTTGATCTTGAAGATCGAACCATCACTGTTGACGAAGAAGACAGGATAATACAGGTGGCATAATGGCTGTTACAAAAAAAACGAAGCAACCGAGTGAAGTTCTTGATTATGACTTCAAATATACTGATTGGCTTGATTCTGGCGATGAAATAGAAAGCGCCGAAGTCACGGTTGCGACAGGGATCACCCTTGATTCATACAATATCGTCTCTCCCGGGATTGTCAAGGTTTGGCTGTCAGGGGGCACAGACGGCGAAACCTATCTGATCACCTGTGTAGCGACAACCGAAGGCGGGCGCGAGAAAGAAAAAGAATTCAAGCTTAAGATTAAGGAGGTCGCTTAATCATGCAACTTTTTGCCAATAATGTTGAAACTACCCTCGCCAGTGACTTAACTGCTGGAGTCACATCAATGTCGGTTACTTCCGCAGCCGGGATGCCGGAGCCTGGGGACAATGAATATTTTCTGCTAACGGTATGCGCCAGGTCACAGAACATTGAGAGCGAGTTTGAAATTGTCAAATGTACGGCCAGGGCCGGAACCACTTTAACGATTGAGCGGGCGCAGGAAGGGACTTCCGATGTTGCCCACGACAGCGGTGATATTGTCAGCTTGCGGTTGACCAAGGGAACCCTGGAAGATGGCTTTCCTCCGGATCTGGCTATCGGCCGGATCAACAACCCGCTTCTCCACTTGCCGTTGAAAAACTCCCTTGACATGGTTTGTGGCACTGGTTCTGTTACATTTACTCGCTCAACTACTGCTACTTACATTGACCGTTACGGTGTAGTTCAGGACGCTGCTGTCAATGAAGCACGATTTGAAGCTGAGGGATTGCTGATTGAAGGGGCGAGTACGAATAAGTGTTTGCAGAGTGAGACGTTTGACAATGCAAGTTGGAGTAAAGCCCGATGTACTATCTCTGCCGATGCTACCGATGCTCCTGATGGTACCACCACTGCCGATGGTATTATAGGAGATGCTACAACATCGACACACTACGTACGTCAACAAGTAAGCACCTCGGCAACTACAATAGCTTTATCTTGTTTTTGTAAAAAAGGAGATCAGGATTGGGTTAGGTTGATTGCCTATTATTATGATAGTTCAAACAACATACTAGGATACGGTAGCAACTATTATGATTTGGATAGTGGTGTTGTTGGCACAGCAGATTTATCTAATGTAACATCTGATGTAAGTATAAAAACGTGTTCAGATGGGTTTTATCGTTGTATTTTAGTTAATACATATACTGGAGGGACAGCAGTAGCTTATGTTAAAGTATTTTTGTACGCTGCTGAAGCTGATACTGATGCTACTTTTCTTGGTGATGGTTCTACTATCAACACTTATCTTTGGGGCGCACAGCTTGAAGAAATGCCCTTTGCTACTTCATACATCCCAACTACTGATGCGGCGGTGACGAGGGCTAAGGATGTTTGCAGTGTGACTTCATTTAATAATATGTCTGCTGCAAATACTGAGGAGATGAGTGTATTTGCTGATGTTAGACTTTTAGGCCATAACAGTAACCACCAATATATTTATGATGTTGCTGGCGAAGCAACGAGAAGTATGCGAATAAGTAATAATAATTATATGCTTGCATATTATGGTGTTTGGTGTGGCGGTAGTTTTTTTCCAATTCAGAGTTTAAAACGTACTGCTCATGTCTTTAATAAAACGTCTGCTAAAATATATGTTGATGGTAGTTTGCAGGCTACAAATACATCAAGTTTGACAATTACAGGTACACTAACAAGTATAAAAATTGGGATGGATAATAGGTCTTCAGTCAATCAACTTTATGGCCACATTTCCAATTTCCGCATTTATAGTGAAGCCTTGACTGAAGCGGAGATGCGCATTGCATAAAGGAGCAACTAATGATTGACATAATTACTTACGTTCAAGATTCAAAGGCTTTAATTGCCGAACTACAAGAAAAATTCCCCGACCTTGTATCACAGCCCGACCCTGAAACAGGTGAAGGCGGCGGTAAATTCCTTGTCGATAAAACTCCAACTGTTCGTAACGCTGCTGGTGAATCTCTGGCTCTTATCAGAGGAGATGACACACTGTTAACTGTCGGTGAACAGCTTGAATCACTGCAAATGCTTGGCACCTATGAAGATGTGTTTAACACGCCTGAACTCTTAGCTGTTTATGATTCAGTTTATGACCGGACACCTAAGACCTACACCGATCCGGATAACGGGCAGGAAGCAACATACACACCACCTGAAAAGTTTGGAGTATTCGCATGAGTTGGCACCAAAAGATAAACGCTGCAAGGCAGACAGCATTGAGAAAAGCGGCAAAGAATGTGAAACGGCAAAGCGTTGCAGAACGGTTGGTCGAGATTGAACAAAGATTAACCAGCGTTGAACACCGGCCATAGTAAAAAACTATAACGTTTTTCATCAGTTTTGTAAAGGGATCTTACCCCGTGATAATTAAGACAATAGATTTCGCCGGTATCCAACCCCTAATGGCCGCGCATCGGCTAGGAGAAAACCAGGCGCAAACGGCCTTGAATTGCAAATTCATCAATGGAACCCTGGAGCCGTGGCGGGAAAACTCCACAGTTAGAACTGTTCCGTGGGGAACAAAGTCTATCTTCCTTTATAAGGGGTTGCATTGGCTTACCAGTGTCCATGATTTCAATATCGTTGTCGGGCCAATAATAAATGATACCGAAGACCGGATATACAAGACCAGCGAGGACACGTATCCACAGATGTCATTAAGCGGGTATGCAGAATCAAATGTGTTTTTCCGGTTGGGTGTGCCCGCACCTACGGCTGCGCCGGTGTTGGAAAACACATATTCTTTGCCGACCGGAACAATAACCAACATTACCACGGAAGTTGAAGATGTCGGGCCGTTGATCGTCACCAGTGCCGACCATGGGTTAGAAAGTAACGACCGAGTTACTATCAACATGGCAAATGGCATGCCCTTCCTGGAGGGAAGCGTTTACGGCGTGACGGTAGTTGATGACGATACCTTTCAGCTTCCAGGGACGGCTCCACAAGAGGGGTTTTCCTTTGAGGGATCAGGCTCATGGGAACTTTACCGCGATATTAGTGAGGAAGAAAGCCGGGCATACTGCTACACCTACGTAACCGACAGCGGGGAAGAAGGTGTCCCGAGTGATTTATCCACCATTGATGTTTATGCTGATGCCTCAGTGCAGCTTTCCGGGATGCTTGACCCTCCGGCCGGAAATTACAGGTTTGGAGCAGCGGCTTTAAAGCGTATTTATCGAAGCGTTACATCTTCAACCGGGACTGACCTTTACCTTGTGGGTGAAGTTTCCATTAGCACGACATCCTTCCTTGATGATATTGACCCGACATCTATCGGTGAATTATTACCTTCTGCTGATTGGGATATGCCTGCAGAAGATATGCAAGGGCTGGTAGCCATGCCTAACGGGATACTGGCCGGTTTCCGGGGCAAGGAATTATGTTTTAGCGTTCCTTTTATGCCTCATGCCTGGCCGATTGATTACCGGCGCACTGTTGATAGTGATATTGTGGCTATTGGGGTGATCGGACAAAGCCTGGTGGTAACAACAAAAGAACAACCATATATCGCTACCGGAACCGATTCAGCAAGCATGACGATGGAAAAACTGGAAATTAAACAGTCTTGCACCAGCAAACGCGGGCTGGTTGATATGGGATATTCGGTGATATATCCTTCTCCTGATGGACTGGTTGAAGTGTTACCGAGTGATGTCCGGCCGCTAACGAAAGTGTTATTTTCCAGGGACCAATGGCAAGACATTGTGCCTACTCATGTTACGGCTTTCTTTTGGGAAGGCAAATATATCTTTTTCAACAATTCAAAAGGATATGTGTTGACTCCCGGAGATCCAACCATGTCAGAGTTGGATGAGGTAATGACTGCGGGATATAATGATCTTGAGTCTGATGATCTTTATATTTTACAGGGAACCTCGTTGAAAAAATACGAAGGCAGCACGGCCTTGAAACAGTATGAATGGAAATCAAAGGTTTTCAGGATACAGAAACCTCATAACTTTTCATACGCTCAAGTATTTAGAGCAGATGCAGGGGCGGTGACTTTTCACCTCTACGCTGATGGGATATTGATTCATACTGAAAGCGTTGCAGACAGCGAACCTTTCAGGCTCCCAGGCGGAACGCTTGGGATCGATTACGAATATGAGTTAATCGGCAATGCTAAGGTTGATGCCGTTTACGTTGCAGACAGCATAGAGGAGCTTCGGAACACATGAGTTCAATCCCTACCAAGGTTCCACAGATCCCCGCAATCCCGAAAGGCATTGACCCGGAAACCAGACGTTATTTGGAAGCTATTAAGCAGGTGATCGAAGTACGAGAAGGGACCCGGGGAAAACATCTTGACCAATCTGTTACCTTTCGGGACTTGATTGATGTGGACGTTGATATAAGTGCCCTTCATATTCCCGGAACCCCATCTCAAATAGGAGGGGATTCAGGTGGTAGCGGAACAACAACCGGCAGCGGTGGTACTGTTTTGCCGGAACTCTCTGTTCCTCTTGCACCGACAGGTTTCAGGGCTGTTGGTGGTTTTGAAGTAGTCTTTTTGGAATGGGATAACCCTCGGGAAGTTTTCTCTAACTATGGGTTGACTCAGATATTCCGGTGTTCAGAATCAAACCTTTC